CATAGCGGCCACTATTTTTTCAGATCCAGGGGATAGGTAGCAACTTGGGTTTCTTTAAGCTCGGGGAAGCGTTGGGCCAGGGCGTCAAAGTAAGGGGTGGGCACCACGTGCAAAAGTTCGGCCTCCACCCCAAGCCCCCTTTCCAGGTGGCGGGCCGTGGCCACCAGGGCCTCGAGGCCTTCTCCCAGGTCTACCGCCGCCAGAAGGCGCATACTTTCACCTCCGCTTCACTATAATCCAGGCGTGCTTTGGCTTCGGGACCGCAGCCTTTCCCTGGAACGCCCCCTCCTCATGGGCATCCTCAACCTGACCCCCGACTCCTTCTCCGACGGGGGCCGCTACCTGGACCCGGAAAAGGCCCTGGCCCGGGCCCGGGAGATGGTGGCGGAAGGGGCGGACCTCCTGGACCTGGGGGCCGAGTCCACCCGGCCTGGGGCCGACCCCGTGCCCGTGGAGGAGGAGAAGCGGAGGCTTTTGCCCGTTTTGGAGGCGGTGCTTTCCCTGGGGGTGCCGGTGAGCGTGGACACCCGCAAGCCCGAGGTGGCGGAGGAGGCCTTGAGGCTCGGCGCCCACCTCCTAAACGACGTCACAGGCCTGCGCGACGAGCGCATGGTGGCCCTGGCCGCCCGGTTCGGGGTACCCGCCGTCATCATGCACATGCCCGTGCCCGATCCCAAGACCATGATGGCCCACGCCCGCTATGGGGACGTGGTGTGGGAGGTGAGGGACTTCCTCAAGGCCCAGGCGGAAAGGGCGCTCAAGGCCGGGGTTCCCCAGGTGGTCCTGGACCCGGGCTTCGGCTTCGGGAAGCTATTGGAGCACAACCTCGCCCTCCTAAAGCGCCTGGAGGAGATCGTGGCCCTGGGCCACCCGGTCTTGGTGGGGTTATCCCGCAAGCGCACCATCGGGGAGCTCACGGGGGTGGAGGTGCCGGAAAGGCGCTTAGTAGGCTCCGTGGCCGCCCACCTCTACGCCGTCCTGAAGGGGGCGAGGATCCTCCGGGTGCACGACGTGGCCGCCCACCGGGAGGCCTTGGCGGTGTGGCGGGCCCTTTGGGGGTAAGGCCATGGGGACCATCGCCCTTTTGGGTCTGGAGTTCTACGGCCGCCACGGGGTCATGCCCGAGGAGGGGCGGCTTGGGGCCCGGTTCGTGGTGGACCTGTGGCTTTCCGTGCCCTTTGAGGGTAAGGGGGACCGCTTGGAGGAAACCGTGGACTACGCCGCCGTCTACGCCCTGGTGGAGGAGGCGGTGCGCCACAGGCGCTTCTACCTCATTGAGGCCCTGGCGGACCACCTGGCGGAGGCCCTTTTGGCGGCCTTTCCCCGCCTGGAGGGGGTTAGGGTGCGGGTGCACAAGCCCCACGCCCCCATCCCGGGCGTCTTTCGCGACGTTTACGCTGAGGTGGAGAAAAGACGTTAAGGGGTTGGCCCCGACCCCCTGAGTTAGGTCTCAGCCCTTTGGATTTGCCTTGCAAGTCCTTTTGTGAGCCTTCCCTAGATACGAGCAGCGCGGATCCGTGTGCGGGAACCACGCCTTAAGAAGCCCTCTGATGCCTGGATAGTGTGGGTGAAAAAACCGAATCCCGGGCCTCGAGGCCCGGGGTCTTGTGGTGGGCGATGGTGGACTTGAACCACCGACCTCACGCTTATCAGCCCGCAAGGGAGGAGGGGTTAGGAACCGGGTTTGTGGCGGGGACGGGGTTTTTGAGCCTGGTTGGTCCCCGTTGGTCCCCGTTGGTTCCGGTTGTTTAGGTGTAGCAAGGTGTCAAGGGGGAGGGCCCCGGCGCGGTGGTCCTCCTCCATGAGCTGCTGGTAGACCTTGACGGTGAAGGTGGGGTCTGCGTGGCGCAACCTGGCCGCCACCACCTTGGGAGGGAGGCCTGCCCGGAGGGCGAGGGAGGTGTAGGTGTGCCGGAGGCCGTGGGGGGTGATGCGGGAGACCCCGGCCTTTTCCTGCAGGGCGTAGAAGGCCCGCTTGAAGTTGTTGTATTCCATGGGGGTTCCCCGGGTGGAAGGGAACATGAGCCCGTGGTCCTGCCAGTCCGGGGTGGAGGCGCGTTCTTCCTCCAGGCGCTCCCGCCACCAGGCGAGGAGGGCTTGGGTGTCCGGGTCCAGGTAGATGGGGGCCACGCTTCCCGGCGTCTTGGCCGGGCCCAGGGTGCCGTCCCGGCGCAGGGTGTGCCGGACGTGGAGCACGTCCCCCTCCCAGTCCTCCCACCGGAGGGCCAGGGCCTCCCCGGGCCGGAGGCCGGTGGCGAGCATCAGGGCGAAGAGGGGGTAGAGGCGGTGCCCCTTGGAGGCTTCCAGGAACCGGGCCACCTCCTCGGGCTTCCAGGCCTTGGCCGGCCGGACCGCCCCGCCCCGTGGGGGGTCCACGGCGTCCATGGGGTTTTGGTCCAGGAGATCGGCCCGCACGGCGTCCCGGAGGGCGGCCCGAAGAAACTGGTAGATGTGGCGGCGGTGGGAAGGGGAGAAGCCGGCGAGTTCGGCGAAGAAGGCGCGGAAGGTGAGGGGGTTCAAGCGGGAAAGGGGCAGGTGGGCTATAGGCTCCACGTGCCGCAGGTACACGTGGTAGTTGCGAAGGGTGGTGGGGCGCAGGTCCCGGGTGGCGGCCCGGTGCTCAATCCAGGAGGCCAGGTAGTCCCCGAGGCGGAGGCCGGCGGGGTCGGGCACCCAGCCCACCCCGGCCTTGGGGAGGAGGCGGGCCAGCTTTTCCGCCACTTCCCGCCGGGTGCGGCCATAGACCCACTTCTTGCGCTGGCGGCCGTCCGGGGTGTACCCGAGGGTCACGAAGCCCGCCCAGCGGCCATCCTTGCGCTGGAAGATGGAGCCTTCTCCCCTGCCTCGCTTGCGCTTCATCGCAGGAGCGGCGTGATGACCCTTTCCACCTGGGAAAGGAGCTGGCGGGCGGTGTTGACGTCACTCTGGGATGGGCTCCAGCAGTTGTAGCGAGCCTTCCGGCTTAGGCGATAGAACCTCCTGTAAGCGGCCACCAGGTCTTCGGGCAAACTTGACTGGGTCAGGTAGTCAAAGGTTTCCCCGTGGTCCTTCGGCTGGAGCCCGAGCTGGGCGAGGTAGGCCCGCACCAGATGGAGGGCCGCGTAGAACCTGATGGTAATAGCCCAGTCCAAGGCACCGGGATCGTTGGCTTCCAAGTTAATGGCTACGTCCTTGTTGTGCTGGGCCTGTTTCTTGTGGGCGCTGGGGTCAGGCATCCTCTTCCACGTCAAGCAGCACAGTGACCTTGTGCTTGCGGGACAGCCTGACAAACTCAACCGCAAGGTCGTTGTACCTTTCCTCCACGGCCTCTGGGCTTGGGACGTAGGCGGTAAAGACGTAGATAGGCCCCTCCTTCTCGGGCCTGTTGTACCTGGTGATGAGGTTGCGGGCCCTGTAGGCCTCTAGCAACGAGATGGCTTCGCCCAGGGCGCGGTTCACGGCCAAGTTTGATGTTACTTCTTCGTGAGCCCCGTTGACAGGTGTGGTGCTCACCATGGGCTTGCCGTTCCAGATGCTTTGGCTTTGGTGGATGTAGCTCATGCCCCCTCCTCTATCTCCTCAAGGAAGGCCTTCAGGTTCTCGTAGAGAAACCTGGCCTGCGTAGGGTCCAAGGCGAAAGCCCCCACTAGGGACTCGTGAAGGGCGTACTGGTCAGGCCCCGTGGGCAAGGGCATGCCGGAGAAGAAAGCCAAAAAGACCACGCGAATGTCCTTCCTGCGGCTGACCGTCACGCCGGTCACGTACAAGGGCGTGGCCTTGTTGGGGTCTGAAAGGGTGTAGCGATTGAGGGAAGGCTGGGTCAGGCCTTGGGGCTGTTGGGTCTCTTGGGGTTCGGGCATAGGGGCCTCCTTTCAGTTCCAGTCAGAAAGCCAGACCTTCAGCCGGCCATCTGCATCTGGCTTGATGAGGTAATAAGTGCTGAAGGCTTTGTTGAGCACTTCCTTGGGGGGCCTGTCTTGGCAAACCAGGGTTTGCCGCCACTTCTTGCTGACGTAGACTTCGGCCATGTCGGGCAGGGCTTCCACGGCGGTGATCCGCATGGGCTCAAGCTCTTCGGTCCGAAGCACGCACCCCCGGCTCTGGCGTTCCCGGATGAAGGGGAGAACTTTCCGTTCCAGGAAGTCTGCGAAGGCCCACTCGTAGAGGGGGGCCCAGTCGTTGGTGTTCAAGGCGTAGCGATAGGCTGAGTCGTAGCCTTTCGCCACGGCCTCGGGTGAGGAGACCGGGCGTTTGGCCTTTTGGGGCGAAGACCCCTGCGTCAAAAGGAAGAGGAAACCGAGGACTATCAGGATGGCGATGCCCACGTAAAGTGTTTCCTTCCGGGTTTGGGCAAGCCAGTTTTTGAAGTGGATCGCGAGGCCATCCCAAAATCCCGGAGACTTTGGCGCTTCCCAAAGACCGAGCTTGCGCATGGCGGCCTCGGAGGAAGCCGCATGGTAGAGAAGCCTCAACTCCTCGGGTCCCCAGGTCATCACCCCCAGGGCTTCGGCGTTTTCCAAGGCTGGCTTGGTGAACCCCGAGGGGCAGATGAGGATGCCCTTGTGGGCCCTATGGAGGTCTTTGGCCGCGTGGGTCAGCCTCACCAGGTTGGCATCTGCGGGCGTGGAAAGGTTTTTGCACTGGATGAGGTAGCGCTTGCCCTGGGGGCTTATGGCTTCCACGTCAAGGCCGTTGTCCGGGGCGTTGGTCTGGCTTGGGCGGGAGGCCTTCCACCCGGGCAGGCGGGCGAAGAGGGCGTGGACCACCACTTCAAGAAGCTCCCCCCTATCCGCCTGGACCAAATAGGCGGGGTCCTCAAGCAGTTTGAGCAGGGGATCGGGCCTCATTTGACTTCCCGGATGCTGATCTTCCGGTAGACCTCCCCGAGCACCTTGACCTCTTCGGGTTCCAGGATGGGGCCTTTGGGGTTATCGGAAACGAGGATCCAGCGGTTGCCCACCCGCCGGGCCCGCTTGATGGTGATGCCGTCCCCGATGATCTCCACGGCGTAGACCCGGCCTTCCCGGAGGTCCTTGAGGTTCTGGTCCACCAGCACCAAGTCCCCGTCCCGGAGGCCGTCTTCCTCCCCGGTGTCCATGGAGTCCCCTTCCACCTGGATGAGCACGGAGCCCGGGCGTACCAGGGGGCGGGGGACGGGCATGCTCCCGGACTCGGGCCAAGGCCGCCCCGCCACGCCGGAGCCCACCACGGGCACCCAGACCACATCCTCCCGAGGCTCCCCCGAGGGGCGGTAGACCAGGGGCACGTCCAGGCCCGTGGCTTCGGCGAACTCCTCCGGGGTCCACCGGAGGGCGCGAAGCAAAGCAAATAGGCGTTCCGCTTGAAGCTTGGTGGGCAAACTGGAGCCTGTTTCTAAGGCGGAAATCATGGTTTGGGAGACTAGAGGCTCCGGTCCATCCAAAGCAGTCAGTTCTGCTAGACGCTCTTGGGTCAAGCCTAGTTCTTCGCGCCTTCTGCGCAAAGCTTCAGCCCATGGCGGCCTAGACTTAACCCTCACGGCCACGTCTCCAATGTATTGGAGAAGCATGCCCTCACTTTACTAGGCGCATCGTTACCAATGCTTGACTAATCATTAATGTGCTGGTAAGGTGTGGGTATGCAGGTCTACAGGGTAGACGAGGTAGCCCGCATGTTTAAGGTCAGCCGCATCACCGTGCTGAGATGGATAAAGAACGGCAGGTTGCGAGCCCGCAAACTAGGCAAGGGTTACAGGATTACGGAGCAAGACCTGGACCTTTTTTTGAACGCAGATACCAATGGATTGGTAAAGGGGGGTAGCCGTGATTGAGCTGGCGGCCCCCTACTTCCTCCTCGCCCTCGCCCTCTACGCCCTGCTGGGCGTCTACGTGCGGGCCCGGTACGGCCAGCCCGGGCCCGCCCTGGCCGCTGCCATGGCCTTCCTGGCGGGGCTCATGGCGGCGGTGCTGGTGGTGCTGGCCGTGGGGGGTGGGCGGTGAAGGAGATTCCGAAGTGGCTTTGGGACTGGGGCTTGGACGTTCTGGGGGGGCTCCTGGCGGGGCTCATCATCCTCTGGGCCCTAATCCAGGCCCCCGTTCCGGGGAGGTGAACATGCCGCGACTCATGACGGCAGACGAGGCAGCGGAATACCTGGGCATCCCGGTGGCCTACATCTACGAAGCCGTTCGGGCTAAGCCGGGACGGCCCACGTACCTGAAGCACCTGCGCTTCGGCAAGACCTTCTACTTCAAGCCCGAGTGGCTGGACGAGTGGACCGAGCGGCTGGCCACGGACGTGGTCCCCATGACCTTGAGGAGGGCGGAATGACGCTGAGCGAGCAGATCCGGCGGTTGGAGCGGGGCCTGCGGTTGGCCCTTTGGCGCATGGGCGTGGAGCCCGAGGCCACGCGGGCCCGGGAGGCCTGGGAAAGGGCCAGGTGGGCGGCGGCGTTTGAGAAGAGCACCCTCCAAGGGCGGGCCTACATGGACGCCCTGCGCCTGGTGAACGAGCTGGAACTGTACGAGGCCCTGGCCGGGGTGGAGCACGTGCGGGTGCGCCCCGCCCCGGCGGATCGCCCGGGCGAAGCGGCCTTGGCCCGCCTCGAGGCCCTGGGGTACGACGTGCACGTGGAGGACATCTGGGGCCCTCGGGACGGGGAGCGCTGGTGGTGGGCCCGGGCCCGCTACGAGGGGCGGGAGGTGGCCCAGGCCATCGGGGCTACCCGGGAGGAGGCTCTGGAGTGCCTGATGGGGGAGCTGGGACTATGAAGCGGCTGAAGCTTGAGGACCTGCGGCGGATCGCCAGGAGCCACTTTGACGACCTGCGGGTGGAGCGGCTGGAGGGTTCTTTGCGGTGGGAAGCCTCTGGCCGCCACCGCTATTACCAGACCCTTTGGGCGGCCACGGGCCGCACGGAGCGGGAGGCCCTGGAGAACCTCCTTGGGCTTCCCACGGATAAGTCGGATTTTAGCCCTTACAACGCTGTGGAGGAGCTTTTGAACGGGAGGTCGTCATGAACTTGAACCTCCCCCCGGACATGCCGGAGGACATCCGCCGGCAGATAGAAGACCTCGCCCAAAAGAACCCCGGCATGGCCCAGGGGCTCCTGCGCCTCTGGGAGGCGAAGCGGAAGCGGGAGGCGGGCGCTTCTTGGAACGAGACCCCTGCTAAAACGCCCAAGGAGGCCCCCGAGGAGGAGCCCCCTTCCTCGGGGACCCCGGACCGGGCTGGCCTCGAGGCTGCCCCCCCTCAGCGCCCCACCCTGGCCAATACCGACTGGCGGGAGGTGCGCCGCTTTGAGTGGCAGGACCTCCTGGCCAAGGCAGAGCGCACCATAGAGGCCCACGGCTACAAGGAGGTGCTGGGCCCCCTCTTCCCCCTGGTGCGCCTCCTGGTGGCCTACGCCATCTGGGAGGGGGCCCGCCTGGACCCCTCCCGGGAGGCCCACGTCTTCCTCCCCCAGTGGGAGGTGGCCCAGGCCCTGGAGGTCTCCGAGCGCACGGTGGAGCGGTGGCTCCACGACCCCCGCTATGAGAAGTACCGCCGCTACGCCCGCCACTGGATCGCCTGGGAGACCTGGATGACCTCAGGACGGGCCCTGGAGCGGGAGGGGGCGGTGAAGGGGGGCACCGTGTGGCGGGTCAGGGTGCGCCCCGTCTACCGGGCCATCCGGGTCCTGGCCCCCTACCTCCGCCTCACCTGGCGGGACCTGGAGGAGGACCGGCGGGAGGGCCGGACGGCCCGGGTGTTGAGTGCCCCCGACTCAATGTCGGGATATAAAGAGGGTCTTCTACTAGGTAAACCCCTAACCCTAAGGATCGTGGTAGGGAAGCCGTTAGCCACCTGGGAAAGCAAAAAAACCCCGTTACCATTAGATCCCGACACTCGCCGGAACTTCCGGGAACTTCTCCGGCTTTCCAGCGTCCCCGGGGGCCGGAACGGCCGCCGGAACTGGGCCCAGCAGGCGGCGTCCGCCATCGCCGCCGCCCTGGGAGACCAGAAGAGCGTGCGCTTCTGGCTCCGGGTGGTCTGGGCCGCCCTCAAGCAGGCCCTTTTTGGGGGAGGGGAAGGAGCCATGAGGGTCCTGGCCCGGGTGGTGGGCCTCGCGGCCGAAGCCCGGGCCGATGGCTTCGCCCGGAGCCCTGGGGCCTACGCCCAGGCCCTCCTGCGGCGGGAGGGGTACTGGGACCTGGTGGCCCCCTTCCAGGCCTTCAGAGCGGGGGTGCCCTATGCAGGTTGATCGGGTGCGGCTAGAGGCGGTGGCGGATATCCTCCAGCACCGGCTTCAGGAGGCCTTGGAGCAGCCTGGCCGGCGGGTGGCCTTTGCCCTTCGCACCTCCCCGAGCGATGGGGTGCAGGTTTTCTTGAAGCTCCGGCCCGATGGCCGGCTGGTCCTCGCCATCCGCCGGCCGGGAGGGAAGGAGGACCCTCGGGAGATCCAGGCCCTGGCCCGGCACATGGGGCTGGAGATACGGGAGGGGCCCATGGAGATGGTGGGCAGGGTACCGAGGCCAAGGGTTGGCCCCAGGAAGTACCTAGTGGCCTTCTGTGAACCTGGAAGGACGGGGTAGGATGGAGGAGGAGGAGAGAATGCAGACCCCCAGCCAGAGAGCCTTTGGACTGGCCCTCCTCCTGGGCATCGTGGCCTATTTCTGGTCCGTCTGGACTCCCAGGGTATCCCAGGCGGTTGAGGCGGAAGAGGCGGGCCCTTCCCCTGTGGTGGACCTCCAGGTGCCTCCCCAGGAGGAGTCCGGGGGCTGTCAGGGCCGCCTGACGGCCCTCTTCCGCTCCGGGGCCGAGGTGGCCTTCCACTACGAGGGGACGGCGGAAGAGGTCAGGGTGACCTGGCCAGGCGGCGAATACCGCGCCCGCACGGCGGACACCTGCACCGGCACGGAGTGCCGCTTCACCCTGCCCCGCCCGGGCATGGCGGACGTGAGAATCGCCCTGGACTCGTGCCCACCGGAGCCCGCCCCTTGACACCTAGAGGCGTGCTATGATGCGGGGGATGGAACTCAAAAAAGGGCGCCCCGGTAGGCGTATCCTGGCCCTCGCCACCCGCAAGCGGAACCCGGTGCCGATTGAGTCTCAGCCGCTGGAAAACCTCCTCTACGCCCTCCTGGGAAGCCCAGTGGCCGCCCGGTCCATCTCCGAGGCCCTGGAGGGGGACATCCGCAACATCCACGGCTGGGACATCCAGAACCTCATGGCCCTGCCCGGGGTGGGGGAGGGGGTGGCGGGCCGCCTCGCGGCCCTGGTGGAGCTGGTGAGGAGGCTCGTGAAGCGGTAAGGTTCACTTCGCCCGGGCGGTTCGCCCTGGCGTTCCGGCCCGCCGCTTCGCCCTGGCGGGCCGGGCTTTTTTTGCCCGCCTCTGGACGGCAGGCTGAGGGCATGGCCTATCAGCGGGTGCCCGTGGACCCCAACGCCCCGTTGCAGCCGGGAAAGACCTACGAGATCGTGGCGGCCCACAAAGGGGGGGACGTTTCCCGGGTCACGCGGGCCGATTTGGAGCGGGCCCTGCGGGCCAAGTACGGCCCTGGGGTCCGGGTGTTGGACTGGGGGAAGCGGGGAAGCGATTTGGTCATTCAGCTGAAGGTGGAGGCGGCCCCTTCCTCATCTTCCTCTCTTGGCACCGCTGACCCCTGGGCCGTGCCTCCCGCCTACGGGGGGGCGGGATGCGGGTCCACCAAGTGCCCCCAGCCCATGGGCTACCTGGGCGGGGGGGACATCTACCCGGCCCTCCTGCCCGCCCTGGCCCTCAGCGCCGCCGCGGTGATCGCCGTCCTCTATCTGGTTTGGCGGATCGTGGCCGAGCTGAAGGAGGCGGTGGAGCTGGTGCCGGCCCCGGCCCGGGCGGCCGCCGTGGCGGGCGCAGGGGTGGGCGTGGGGGCCCTCGGGCTGGCCGCCCTGGGTGTGGTGGCCCTGGCCCTTGTTGGTGGAAGGAGAAGGAGGGCGTATGCCTAAGCGGAAGACCAGTAAGACCAAGAGGAAGAAGCGCTCTCGGAGGTAGACCATGCTCCGGCTCAAGCTCCCGGAGGAGGTCATAGGCGAGAAGGCCGTCCTGGAGGAGGAGGGGGAGGCCAGAGAGGTGAAGGCCGTCCCCCTCCAGGGGCCTTTAGACCCCATTCTGGAGGCCGCCGTGGAGTCCCAGCCCCGGGTGGCCGGGCCTAAAGAGGCCTCGCAGGAGGAGCCCGCCAGGCCCGAACCCGAGCCCGAGGAGCCCCCCAGGGGTGCCCCTAAGAAGAGCCCCTTCGGCTTTCTCGCGGCCCTGGGGGCCGGGGCCCTGGTCCTCCTGGGCGTGGCCCTGGCCGGAAAGGGAGGTGCGAGTGCAAACGGTAGTGGAGGAACCCCAGGCGCAAACCCCACCCCCACCGCCCCCGGTGGAGGAAGCGGAAGCGGCCCCGTCATCTGGTAGCTGGGAGCCCCTAGGCGAGGAGGCCCCGGAAGACTTCTCTGAGCTTCCGCCGGCGGAGCCTCCCGTGATCCCCTTCACCGGGGAGGAGATCGCGGGCGGGGCGGCGTTTTTGCTCATGCTCGGGGTGCGGGTCCAGTCGGAGGAGGAAAAGGCCGCGTTTCTGCGGGCTTGGCAGGGGGCCCTCTTCGGCCTCATGCCCCCGGCCCAGGTGCTGGACGTCTTAAAAGTGGGGGAGGCCCTGGCCCGGCACGGGATCGGAAAGAACCGCCTGCCGGGCATGGGGAGCGTGGAGAACCTTCCCCCGTGGCTGCGGATCCTCCTGGGCGGTGGGGTGCTGGCTATAGCGGCGTACGGAGGTGTGCGTGCGGTTATGGATGTACGGGCTAGGGGGGCTATTCCTGCTCCTGCTCCTGGGGAGGAGGTTCATGCCTGAGAACGTCCCCCGCTCTGGCCTTTACTACTGGCCCATCAACCCCAGGAAGGCCAGGCCAGATGTGCGTTACTTGGACCCCAACTACTACCTGGGCGTGAAGAGGCCGGATGGGAGTTGGCTGGTCCCCCCGGGCTACTGGCACACGGGGGTGGACCTGAACGGGCCCGGCGGCGGGGATACGGACTGCGGCCAGCCCGTGCACGCCATGACGGACGGGCGGGTTGTGATCGCCGGCCGCTTCCCCGTGTGGGGCGGCATGGTGGTCCTTTGGCATCCCAGCGCCGGGGTGTGGACCCGCTACGGCCATCTGCGGGACATCCTGGTGCGCCCCGGGGACGTGGTGACGGCGGGCCAGCAGATCGGCACCATCGGCAGGATGGCCACAGGGGGCTACTGCCACCTGCACTTTGACGTTTTCGTCAGGGTGCCCCCGGCCTCTGAAGGCGGGTGGCTCTTCTTCCCCAGGGGAGGGGAGGAGGCCAGGCAGAAGGTGCTGGCCTATTGCGTGGATCCGGAAACCTTTTTGGCCAAACAGGCCCAGGCGGGGCGGCTCAAAGAGCCGCCCCTGG